TGTAATCTTCTTAGACTTACGCTTAACAGGGAGCGGGCCTTTCAGTACACCGCAACCAATCTTAGCGGCATCACGAATGACTTTTCTTACTTCGCCATTCCAGTCGGCTTCGAGCAGCCAATCTTCGATTTGAGTATTCGCTTTAGCTGCTGATTCCCTCGCTTCTTCAATCATTGCCAGGGCAATATCTTTGACCGGAGTTTCTTGCCCGTTCACCAACACAGTTTCTTCAGACTTCTTAGAATCAGCGATTATGCTAGGGATTGGCGTTTCTTGGATTTCAAACGGGGATTCTGAACTCGGCAGAAGCATGTCAGACATACTCGCTGCTGCAATATCCGTATAAGTGCGCGTGATATTCAGAAAGATATTACTACCCTTTGATTTCTTGCGTCGACGAGTAGTGAATTGCTCATCAGTGATCTTTAAATCTTCGCGATTAGCGTCATCAATTCCTTGATAGAACTCTTCATCCTCAGTCCAGATGGCTTCTATACCGGTAGACTTGCGATGGTTCACTGCTTTATCACGCTTCTTAGCTAGAGATACGCCTAACGCATTAATTCGCGCTGTTCTTTCAAACTCGGTCGCATCCTCTTTTTCAGTATCTTTTTGTGCTAAATCCATTAGCTATCGGCTCCTTGCCTTTAATATCCTGCACCTTCATCATAACTAAACGTCTCGATAGGCGGACGATAATTATCAAAAGCTGGTTTATTTGCGAAGCAATAAACGAGTGCATCGGAAATATTGGGAGATTGAAACCCACGGGACTTCATGTCCTGCTTACTTTCTATCTGGATAATACTATTGTTTGTACGTTTTCTCTGTAATTTTATTAATTCAGTCTTTAATTGTGAAAGCCCTTTCAAATCGGAGCTTAAACTAATCATTTTTTCGGGGTCCGTATAAATTCCATTCTCAACAGCATTATACGTTGCTTCAAATCTGTCTCTCAGTAGCCACCAATACTGCGCCCTCTTGTTCTTAAAGACGTTCTTATAGGTCGCATCCATATATTTAGTGTGCGGATAATCAACGCTTGATCCACCACGGTACGGCTCTACTGATATATTCTTGCCTTCGAGTCTTTGCTCTAGCCCCACTTTCACGCCAGCACCTAAGCCATCTGCATCATAAACAATTGTGTCGCAGCGCTTCTCATGTGCCGTATCAAATGCGATATTAATTGCATCCGGTAGCTCTCCGTGTGTCCACTCCTCTGCATGAGTAATGACTGAGCCATGCCGAATACACAGTGCTTTGGCATCTTTACCGCTGTCTGCTGGATCGAAACCTAAACACTTAACGCCAACTGCTTGAAATGGTATCTTTACATGGGCATCAATCGCAGCTTCAACCCATTCTGGCTGAATGATTGAATCGTCATAGTCCGCGAAACACTCACCCCCATAGATATGTAGCCATCGCTTAAAGTTATCCTTCTTCATCTTCGCCGAAGAATCAATTAACTCCTGCGGTGCAAAGGGATTATCCTCTAGCCCTACTTTGACGACATACACATCCTCATCTTCGTAGAAACCGTCCTGTTGTATCTCATTCAGATAAGGCTTAACGTAATCATCATAGACCGCCCCGTTTTCATCATCGGGGTTAAAGCTCATCCAGATTTCACTGCCAGGCTTACGAAAAGTAGGTATCAGCGTCTCTAAACTCTTAGAAGTCACTGTCTCCGCTTCTTCCACCCAGGCTATGTCAAAATCATACTTAGACTTTAATGAAGCAATATTGCGTGATAGCTGACCGTAACGGATGATACTGTCGTTAATGGTACAGTCGATAGAGTTTGCTTTGACATTATAAAGTGACGCTAAGCCCAGCTTATCAATCTCACCGCTAAACGCCGAGTGAACTGAGTCCTCAATCGAGTTCATAAACTCACGCAAGCACAGAATACGCATAGCGCGATTGCTTGACATCGTAAGAATGGCACGAACAATCGAAATGGTTTTTGCACCACCACGACCGCCATACATTACCTTGATGCGTTTCGGTTTAAATAGAAATTGAAATTTTGCTGCTATCTCAAGGTTCGGTACTATCTCTTTGTACAAGCTCAACGTCCCTGTTGATAATAACCATCTTCGCTAAGTCAGCGTAAATATCTTCGCGCTTGATCTCGCCTGAATCGACCTGATCTTTGAACGCATAAACTCCTGTCTCACTGCCAGCACTAAAGAAGTAGGCTGCCTGCCCATCTGCTAGAACCCCAGCTTGCTCAGTAATATCAATACCATTTATCAATAGGATTTTCCCTGTTCTATGCCGGCATCAGCCGACTGATTAAATAACTTATTCAAGCTTTCTGGACTATCAGTCTCGGGTGCGAACTTAGTCTTAATGTTATCTAAAACCTCATCGATACTTGTCAGTTGAACCGGGTCCGCTCCCATACCGCTGACAATAAAGCCCTCAGCAGTTTTGGTAATAGTGATGCTATTACTATGCTCTTGCGCTTCTTCTGCGGGTGATTCCTGTTGCATTGGTGAAAATTGCTCGTCCATCCTTCTTAATCCTTTTAGTTAGCTGATAAAACTCTACTCATCTACACCGACAAAAGTCACTGTCAGTCCAGTCGGCATTAGGCTTTCGCCATCCTTGCCTGTAATTTCTTTGCGCTCAAGTCCGATTCCGTGCAACTTAGCCTTGCCCATTGTTGCTGCAATCATTGCTTGTGCCGCCTCTTGATCTGTCGCCATAACCCTTGCTTCTTCAAGCTCTTTAGTGAGTGAATCCACTGTCACAGCATTCCTTTCTGCGCTAATAGCCCTTAGTTCATCTAGCCTTGCCGTTATCTTGCCGTTTTCCATTAGCTCTTTAGCTTTGCGATTAACGGTTGTACTCTTCATTTTTTCATAATCATACGCATGACGATAAGCTTCAGAAGCATTGCCGCACTCTATGTATTTATTTACAAATGACTCTTGCTTTACAGTTAACGACATTCTTTACTAACTAGTATGATTAGCATTACACGCAGTAATCGATTGCTTACCTTCCATCTTCGATTCTATTCTGTCTAATTGCTTGATTAATCGGCTCATCGCTTCGCCGAAGTCATGTTTAGTCACGTAGTTCTCGCGCGTGTGCTGTAGTTCTTTGTCCATATCATCAAGCTTTAAGGATAAATCTTTGATCTTTTCATCAGTCGACTTCTTATGCTCGTTAATTATTCTTGCGCTGAGTGCTGTTATTGCACCCAATACAGTCAGTGCGATAGCGACCAAGGTCGGTTCGGTCAGTGTCATTTTATTTGCTTCCATTTATTGACGTACGCTCTATATATGATTTCAGAAGTCCTCGTAGACCATAGATCACTACGACCATTCCGATTACGATAGCGATATACCACTCCGGCATTGATTCTATGGCTATAAAACCATCTTTGATTGTCTGCTGATAGCCCGGCACAAAGGCCAGGATGACTGGTAATATGAAAACAATTAGAATGAATTCATCTTTCCAGCTATTTTGCATGTTTTTCTGTGATTGCTTATCCAGGTCATAGTCTTGTGCTTGACCTGTTTTTGCCAGTTCAATCGAAGCATTAGCCCTGGCAACATTAGCCTCATGCTCAAGCTTATCAATCTCGAAATTTTGTTTCGCCTTGATCGTCTTGCGCTTTTGCCATTCATTGACGGGTGTCATGACAGCACCAACTAATCCGCTCACTGCGCTTGCTATTAAAGTCCACATATCACATTTCGTCAGGCAAAAAAAAAGCCAAGACCTTAATAAGCTTAGCTTTGACAATACTGTTAATTACACTATATCAGTTAAAAAGCGGACATTCCATCTTTTTTGTTACTAATAGTAATATTTTTTAGATAAGAGTTACGATACTTACATGGTGATGTTATACTGAGAGCCGTACTACCAATCAACCACAGGGCAGGGAAGCTCCACAACCAAGGAGAATCAGATGGCTCTATCAGGAACAGAACGAAGCAGGAGATGTCGCGCAAAACAGGCGGCTTATGTAGCGGAACACCGCGCAAGAAAAGCGGCTTTAGCTTTCTCGACTGAATATTTAAAGGGCATTAGTATAGCAACGCCTGAGCAGTTTATAGAAGCCAAGGCGGTCGAGTTTGAAGATAAACATGGCGTATTTTTAATGGCATTCCATGACTCTCTAACTAATGAGTTTTACACTCAGCTAAAGGAATATTCACCAGAAGCTGGCTCGTCATTGTATGTTATCAACGAATTACTAAAGGCATGGACTATGGGGGGAAAGAAATACAAGGTAATTAAAGCATCGATGTAATGATCGTTTCCCTGCTCCCAGGAAGTCGTTAAATGGATCACATATACTTTAAGACGGTTTCCTCTGCGATCTCATTGTATCGCCTGCACTGTCGCTCGCTCACGCCCATTAGATCAGCGATTTTATCTAATGACATCTCTCGCTCATATCTCAGCTCGATGTACGTGTACGCCTTATACTCCCTCATTCTCATGCTATCTATCGCAGAAGACACGGCTCGCATTAACTTTAAAAAGGCCACGTCCGTCATCGTTACTCCCGCAGGGACTCTTGAACAGGGTAATGATGCCCCTACCCTTTCACCGCCCGATGAGACTGTCGGATAACCATTCCCTGTCTTTTCTCTTTCGTGGTCGTAGTACGCCACGATTGCTGAATGTGCGTCCTCGTTAGCCATTGATTATCAAGTCTCGGTTCTTTTTAGCTCTTTTGCCCACCTGACTAGCATAATGACTATCCATCAGCTCTCTTGCTGCGATTTCATAATCATGATCGGCGATGGCCTTGTGCATCCGCTTAAATTTCTTTAATCTTGCTATGCCCAAGTTGAATGACATATCGATCAGCGCGTCTATCCGGTTTTGCGTGAGAGTTTTGTACGCAGGAAACGCAGAGAACAGCTCATCTTGAGCGACACCCAAGTCAATATCCAAAAGAGCAATAGCAATCTTCTTAGGGATGCCGTTATCTTCGATATTATGACCGTAGCCGATCGTCAACTTCCCTGCTGGACAGAGATATGGCTTCAATCTCAGTCCCTCGCTCTCTTTTACATGTTGCTTTAGTTTTTCGCTTATCATTCATCGCTCCCAGGTATTTATCTAATCTGTAAATAATCGTAGCCCACACTGCGAACAGCGATAGGGACGCTAACTTCAATAAAATATCCATCATTTTCTGTGTCTTGTCGCTCGTCTGTTTTTTGATACGGTGCGGACCATAGATTGATCGGCGGTAACGTGAATTCTGGCCAGCTAATCATCTCTTTCATCCTTTGGAGTAAAACGATATGTCTTACGACCTAATCTATCTTTAATCAGCTCAGGCTCTTGAGTATCAAAAGTAACTTTATCAAAATTGCTATTGAACCGCTTTTTATCAGTGATTCGAGAAGCATCGCCCTTCCCGCCATCACTCATCGTTTAAAGTCTCTTCTATCAACTTTGCATAGCCAATAATATCCGTCCATTCAGGGAATGGTTCTATATCATAGCTCGTCTTTTTAGACCACCTTAATGCTCTGTGATAGCATGTATTACAGAGCTTTCCTTGCTTTCGCCATTTTACTGAATCCACCCTTGAACAGACTAAGCATAAATTCTTCCTTTCACTTGTTCGCTTCGCATGAAGATTCCCCTTGTAAAATATATCATCAAATTCTCTAGCGCCATACTTACTCCATCGTTTGTGAGATGTATTTACGCTGACCCCTAACTTATTTGCCCACTGCGCAATGGTTAGATTTATACCGTTATGCTCTATGAGTACGTTATTAGCTTTATTATTTTGCTGAATCTCCATTGTTACCCATCTACAATTGCGGGGAGAATAATTCCCATCACCATTGACCCTATCAATAGTAAGCCCTACAGCATATCCGTTCTCAATAGCCCAGCTATGGAACGCATCGTAATCATCAGCCCAGTCCTTGCAGACAGATATTCCACGACCGCCATACCTATCCCAAGAATCGTCTTTTTCGTCAAAACACCTTCTACGCATATTTCTCCACGCATAATATATTCCAGTTCCAGACTTGTTAATCCACTTCCGAGAGAACGCCATTTTTAACCACCATTTCAATTACCTTGCTGTCAGTGCAGCCGTTTGTAGTCATCATAGAATTCATTACTAGCGTTGCATACCCCGCTATATCCCTAAAGTTTTCGATATATTCAGGATCGCCGTTGATTATTCTCGCCATCTTATGCGCAATCATCTCCAAAGCTTCGGCTTTATCTGCTGGTAATTCACTCCATCGACCATCCTGCATCGCAACTTTTATATTCTGCGATACACGGGCATTATCTTTAAATTCGCCATACCTCGACCCACGCTCAGCTAATACACTTTTGATTTCACTCATTTTGTAATTTCTTCTCTTTCTCTAGTAGTAGCGCATAGTAGTCAACCTGCGCTTGATGTAGCGCCAATTCTTTCTCAAGCCATTCGATTCTACTGTCATCACCCGTTAAATTATCAAAGCTTATTGCAGTCATCGTCTGTCTTTATCTCTATAGCCCCTACGTAGCTCCATACTTTAGTCGCTCTGAAGTCGTAGATAAAGCTGTCGTTACTGTGTGCTGCATCACATAAACTCTTGGCCAGATTGTCCCAGTCAGGCGTTTGTTGATGCGGCGTCCCGTCCATTAGCGCCTTCTTTTTCTTGCTCCATGTGCGTGGCATTGGCATGTGAAACGTGACATGCGATCCGCTTTCTGGAATCTCAATTCCACACAGTCTCACATCATCAGCGAAAGCACGATACCGCATGACACAAGGTCGCTTATTCCACTTATCAGACCTGGTTTGGCGTGGTTTAGGAACCGGAGTAATTAGAAATCTTGTATTTAGTAACATTTAAAATAATTCCATTGCTAATAGTAACATTTAAACGAATATCTATCTAACACTAAAGCACATACTGGTTGCTAAAAATAACAATTATTCTTAATTTGTGATTAAATATAATCTCTTAGTTTTGCAGACAAGAATATGATAAATACGACAGAGACGTTAGCGACACGTCTAAAAACAGCTCGCAAAGCACGGGGGTACTCTCAAGATAAACTCGAAGAGCTATCCGGCGTGAATCGAAACTATATTGCTAAAATAGAATGTGGAAACGTAGCAAATCCAGCCGAAAAATATATAAAAGACCTGGCCAGGGTCGTAAAGGTCAGTGCTGAATTCTTAACGCACGGAATTATCAACACTGACACAATAGAGTTTGAGGACAGGCGTATACTTATGCGTTTAAAGGGACTTCCAGAGCATAGGCGACAGAAATATAGAGATGCTATTAACGCACTGCTTGATACTGCTTAGGTATCAAAAGCGTCAAAACGGGATGTCATCATCAAAAGTCTCAGACTTTGCTGCTGTAGCCGGTGCGCTTGCTGCTGACACTCCGCCACCTTCTGACTTTTTGCCGATTAAATCAATGATATTGGCATTTAATTCCAGGTTGGACTTAGTCGTGCCATCGCTTGCCTGGTATTCTCTCTGAGATAATTCGCCAGAGACAAATACCTGCTGCCCTTTTTTCAGATAATCCTGTAGCTTACCTTCGGCGCGTTTACCCCACAGTGCCACTCGA